TGATGGTAGGCATGCAGCGGTTGACGAGTAGTAGGATATAATCCGACTACAGGATGAGCCTGGTATGGGTCAGATTATGAGTAAGGGTAAGATCCGTGACCATGGATCCTTGGATAGCACCCTCGAGAATGTTCGGAAGCCTAACGGGTCTTTCGGAGAATGTCGGAACTACCGGATCTGCCGGCGGGTACGGGTGGACCTGGCCAACGGGTATTGCGTCAGGTGCTGGGACAGAGGTTTCGGAGACAGACCGGAGGATTGGGACTGGCCTTTGGATTTAGCGGTACGAGAATTGACTATTTAGGGGGATTGCGGTACGTTTGGGCCATGGATTACAGCGAGTTGATCTCCGCCCATGGAATCGGGAGGCTTCAGAGGCGTTCCAAGGATATAGCCAGGGCTATCATTCTGAACCCCGATCGGACCTATCAGGACATCGCCGACGAGCATGGGATTACCCGGCAGAGGGTCGGGATGATCGCAAGGAGGCTCGACATTGCGCGGAGGGCCAAGGGTGGGATCGAGAACAGAGTAGGAAGAAGGAGAGGGAGTGGGAATGGGATCTGACGAAAGCGCACAGCCTACCCAGGCCACAATCACGAAGATCAAGCAGGACTCGTTCTTGGCCGCCTTTTCAGTATCGGGGACGCTCAAGGCCTCCGCGGAGGCCATAGACACCCCAAGGTCTACCATACAAGCCTGGATCAGAAGGGACGTTCACGGGTTCAAGGACAAGTTCAAAGAGGCGACGGAACTGTTCAGGGAGTACCTACAGAACATTGCGGTCGAACGGGTCAAGCTCCAGAAACCCAACGACAACCCCGTCCTACTCATAACCCTCCTCAACGCTCACTGGCCCGAGAAGTACCGCAGGGACTCTCACTATGCGGACAATGCGGCCAAGGAGGTCATGGCTGACTGGAAGAGGTTTATGAAAGAGAACAAAAAGGCCGCAAGGGCTGCGCGGTTTGAGTCTGGCGAAGAGCCCTCTCGGGACTTGGCAAATGAGGGCAGGGAGCGGGCGTTAGCCGAGGCGGAGAAGATTCTGGAGCGTGTTAGGGGGAATGGCAACAGCGACGACTGAAAGGCCTGATCCCTCGGCCGTCACGGAGTATATATTCTCCAGGCTAGACTTCTTGCCCACACCGTTTCAGGCAGCGATCCTCAACTCCCGGAAACGGTTTAGCCTTGTGGCAGGGGGCGAGCAGGCCGGGAAGTCCATGGTCGCGTCCAAGTACCTCATGTCCAGATTCCTCGAGACCGAGGAACAAGGACTCTACTGGCTTGTGGCGGCAGACTACGAACGGACACGGGCGGAGTTCGACTACCTCGCCCAGGACTTCGCGTCGCTGGGGGTCCTCGCGGAGGTCACCAAACGGGTAGACCCGGGACGCATTATCCTCGCGGACGGGACCCGCATAGAGACCAAAAGCGCCAAAGACCCCAGAACCCTGGCCATGAGAGCCCCTAACGGCATTCTGGGGTGCGAAGCCTCACAGCTCGATCTCGACACCTTCTACAGGCTCCGGGGAAGAGTGGCCCCCAAGAGAGGGTGGCTCTTTTTGTCAGGGACGTTCGAGGGCTCCCTCGGCTGGTATCCCCAGCTCTTTGCGTCGTGGCAACGCGCCTCGGAAGACGAACAGAGCTTCTCCCTACCAAGCTACTCCAATACATACCTGTACCCCGAAGGGATCGATGACCCAGAGATACGGAAGCTCAGAACACAGGCCTCCGACGAGTTCTTCATGGAACGCATCCAGGGCATACCGTGCCCGCCCGCGGGGCTGGTGTTCGGAGAGTTCAGAGCGGATATCCACCTAGACGAGGACGCCCAGTGGGTGCCGGGAGAGCCGGTGTACCTCTGGATGGACCCCGGATACGCCGGCGCCTACGCCGTCATGGCAGTGCAGGACATAAATGGCCAGATCTGCGTCTTCGATGAGGTATACGAGCAAGGACTCACGACCGACGCGATCATAGACGTAGTGACCTCCAGGCCCTGGTGGAAAGATGTCCACTCCGGCACGATCGACATCGCAGGATACCAACACCAGGCCATGTCCGCGCCCGCAGAGATGTGGATGGATCGCACAGGCATCTACCTCGACGCCCAGAAAATCCGCATCAACGAAGGCACGGAACGACTCAAAGGGTTCCTCAAGCCCGACCCCATCACGAATAAGTCCAAGGTGGTGTTTTCGCCGAAATGCGCCGGGATATTGTCGGAATTCGGCGTGATTCCTAGCCCGTTCGACGGGCAAACCCGCGCCTATCGCTGGAAGACCGATCGAGAGGGAAATATAGTGGGAAACACTCCCGAGGACAAGAACAACCACGCCGTGAAGGCTATGATATATGGCCTCGTCAGCCGCTTCGGCTACGGGTACGTTCAGAACAAGGACTTCATCAAGGTCAAACGGTGGGTGGCCTAGGGGTGAGATATGGCAAGACTTAAACCCGAAGACATAATCGACAAGGTAGAAGACCACAACGAGTCCACCCACACCCTTCGCACACGGATGGACTCGGATCACCAGCTCTATAAGCTGACCCCCTACGATGCGGGGGACGGCTATCAGAGCTACACGTCGAACGAGCCGCAGACCTACGCGGACAAGGTGATAGCCTGGATGACCGGGGCGGACCTGGTCGTTCGCATCCCGCCTAACGGCAACCCGCGGAACACCCGCGAGATAAATAACGACAAGGAACGCTTCATCATAGGTGCCCTGCGGTCGGCGAACGAGAGGCTCTCACGCAGGCTTGTGCCCCCGATCAAAGACCAGCTCTCCTGGTACATCGCGCTCAGAGGGTGGTACGCGGGCCGCGCCATGTTGGTGAAGAACCCCGACGGCGACACTACGATCGACGTTACCCCGTGGGACCCGATGCACACCTACTGGGGCATCGGTAGCGATGGCCTCGCGTGGGCATGCTACAAGGTCAACAAGACCCGGGGAGAGATAGAGGCCCAGTACAACGTGCGACTTGGCGATCTCGGGGGCGACGAGGACGGCATCAGCGTCTACGACTACTACGACGCCGAGGACAATGTCGTAGTGGTCCCCGGGCGGTTCATCAAACGCAAGACCCCTCACGGCGCAGAAGGTGTGCCCGTGTTCCTGGGACCCGTAGGGGCCGCCCCGCTGATCCAGTCCATGGAGTGGTCCTCGATCGAGGATACACTGGAGGACTTCGGGGAGTCGGTCTTCAAGTCCACTCGCAACCTCTACGAGAACCACAACTTCATGATGAGCGTCATGCTGGAGCTTACGGCGCGATCGCGCAAGCAGGGGCTCAAAGTAACCTCCCGCGACGGCACCAAAACCCTTGACGAAGACCCCTATCACGAAGGTACGGAGATATCCCTCGGACAAGGCGAAGACGTACAGCCCCTTGGGCTGCTCGAGATGGCCAGAGAGTCCGGCGCCTTCATGGGGCTAGTCTCGGGAGAGATGCAAAGAGGCTCCCTCCCGCACACGGTCTACGGCGAGATCCCGTTCCAGCTATCCGGCTTTGCTATAAATACCCTGAGACAGGGCGTGGAGACTATGCTGGTGCCCAGGGTCCAGGCCATGGAGCGAGCATACGCGCAGATCGCAAACCTGCTCTGCGTTCAATACCAGACAGGGTCCTTCAAGTCAATGGAGCTCTCTGGGCAAGACAACTACAGGATGTACTTCTCGGAGGAGATCACCCCCGAACGGATACGCGACGGCGGGGATCCCGAGATTAAAGTCGTTCCCAGGCTGCCCGAGGACGATATGTCCCGCTACGGCATGGCGCAGATCGCCCGCGAAGGGCCTACGCCGCTCCTGCCTGACCTGTGGATACGAGACAATATCCTGGGCATACAGGACGCAGACCAGGTTGAAGACGCCGTGAAAGAGCAGATCGCAGAACGCACCCTGCCCGAGGCGGGGCTCTGGTCGCTCTACCAGGCATCGATGAAGCAGGGCCGCGAAGACCTCGCTCAGTTCTACTTCGGCGAACTCGTTGCCATGATGTTCGCCAAGGCTAAACAGATGTCAGAGGCCATGATGGGGCCCGGGGGGCCGGGAGGCCCGCCAGGGCCCGGAGGCCCGCCACCAGGGCCAGTCGGCCCGCCAGGGCCCGGAGGCCCGCCGCCCGGGATGGGCCCGCCTCCGCCCTTGCCCCCGCCGCAGGTCATGCCGCCGCCAATGGCTGGCGTTCCGCCGCCCGCGCCCACCCCACAGGGAGGGCCGGTGGTGCCACCTGGACAACCAAGGCCAGGGGCCCAGTCTGACGAGGAGAGGCTCCGTAGAATAGGACTCGCAGGACCAAGGGGGTAAGAGGTTATGGCCACTTCTGAAGAAGAGCGACTGCTGCTCCAATCCTTTGGCTCTATGCCGATGGATTTGTACATGGGCAATCAGCCGGCGTATCTCGCCAATAAAACCCCACAGACGGGTCAGTCCAAACTGCCGTCTGGCCTTCTTGAGATAGCCGAGCAAGCGCAAAACGGCACGCTGCCTCAAATCCCAAGTCTAAACGCTGATCTGGTTGATACGCTTATGGATCAGGGCCTTCCTCCTGGCCAGGTGATGGAGATGGCGATGACTCAGGCTGTGGCTATGACCGAGAAAGAGCTGGTAAAGGCGGAGCAAGCGCGGCAGACCGACGAAGCCGCACGGGTGAACGCCGCGTCGCAGATTGCGACTGTCTATCCCGAGACGTACTTTAATCCTGAGCTCTCTGCCGTCACAAACGCTGCGAACGTCTTCAACGTAAAGCTCGTCGATGTCCAGAACAAGATCGCCTCGGAGGCTAATCTGGCGGATGCGGATGCGGTCATAGAGGAGCATAAGCCCCAGGAGTTCGTGGAGTTCGTAGAAGCGTTCTCCAACGAAACCGGTAAAGTTGCTAAGACTGTTGCCGATAGGAAGAAGCGGACCGAGTCCGATGTCGAGGCGGCCATAGGTGATATCAAGCGTCGTTGGGAGGGTGGGTATCTAGATGAGAAAGGCGCGGAGATAGAGCTGGCAGCGATTAAGGTTGATGACTTCGCAAGCATCGTGAACGACTGGCTTGAGGCGTGGGGGGAAACCCCCGGCACTTTGTATCATCAGTTCCGTCATGGGGAATCCCGTGATGAAGGCAGGTGGATGACCTTGCTCGAGCGGTGGTACAAGAGTCAAGAGATTCAGACAGAAGGAGAAGATGAATCCGAGTGGCGATCGCGGTGGGAGGCTAGTGCAAGCGCTACCTTTAAGGACTGGGTGCGGGAGAGAGATAACCTAGGGAGAGAGCTCAACCTCTACGACGAGCCTACCAACCAAACCGGTGAAGTTACTAGGACAGAGGGGCTGGGCTCCGACGAACCGAGCTCCGGGGGTAACGGCTCTGGCGCCGCCTCCTCCCTCACCTCTGATCAATGGAATGCCTTTAAGGTAGGAGGGAATTATAACAGCGTGGTTTTCGGGCGATACGCCGATCCCTTTGCTGCGGCGTTTCGGTCTGTGGCAATGAAGAAACTTGGCCCGACGAAGGCTTATAGGCCAGAGTATATGAACGCTGCTATGCGCGGTTATCCCAACGCGTTGGGCCATCTCCTATTCAAAAACCTTACTGATCTTAGCGAAACAGAGAACTGGCACGGTCGCTCTGAAGAAGACAAGCGTAAGGGGTCGTTTTATAATGTTTTAGACTCAGGCGCTCCGGCCACGGCAGAGGAGATCGCTCGCTGGTGGCCTGCCCTGGTCTTAGCCTCGAGTAGACTCTACACGACGGATGATCCCACTGGGTGGGCAAAGGGCACACAGTATGAGGGCTTGAGTGACGAGGTAAAGATGTACATCTCACTGGTAGTGGAGAACCCCAAATATGAAAACGCCATTGTGGCTGCCAGGGAAGGCCTTACGGGCCGGGGGCACGTTGGGGGCATGCTGCTAGATGGCTTGAACCGGAGGAAGGTGCACTGGGAGAATACACAGCTACGAGACCCCGATGCACCGTGGGGGGGCTTTATAGCCTTCCATGACAAGGACCGGGCGGGGGAGAAGACGGTATCAACCACAGAAGGCTTGGCAGGGTCTAGCGATGCGGGCTATCCTGGGATGTCGGGTGGTCCAGATTTTTAATAGCGAAAGGGGGAAACCAATATGGTAATGAGTGCGTACATACCGACCGCAGCAGACCTGCGGGGACCGTATGGTCAGTATCGGGAGAAACTACGCTCCGATGCTCCCGACTTGATGGGCCAGGTGGGGCTTTACAGTAGCCCCTATATGGCGCTGGAGCGTGCGGGGATGGGGGGCTTCGCGCCGAGGTTCTCCCAGTATCTCCTGGGGGAAGATATGACGAAGAATAACCCTACGAGGTGGGATGAGTGGCTCTCTGCCAACCACACGGTCCCGACGGGCGATACGGCGGGAGGTGGCTTTGGGTATCCCCTGGAGAAAACGTCCTCGCGATGGGAGGATATCGTAGGGGCCTCTCGGGCCATGCAGAGGCATTGGGCTCCGCCGGCAGAGGGAGCTACCCCATGGACCTCAGCTTACGCAACGCCGGGGGATTTCATACTTTCTCCCTTTGCGACATACTTGGGAGCGATGGGGGAAGAGGGTTATACGGGTGCAAGGAGCTTGGAGCAAGAGGCGCTGGCTAGGGCTGCCATAGGGGGGCCTACTAGAGGCTTCCTTGGCGGACTTGCGAACCAGAGGGCGCAGAGGTACAGAAACATGTTCGAGCGCATGCAGCTATCGGACCCAGGTACATATCCCGAGGAGGCCTACCTAGGCTGGTTATCGGGAAGGCTGCCTCGGTATGCGCCTGGATATCTTGCGCCTGCCTCGGTCGCGGGGGAGCAGACGGAATTAGCAGACTATACTGGGACGGCGGCCCAGTAATAGGAGGTCGTTATGGATGAGTGGAGTTTTCAGGATTGGGCGTCCACATATCCTTTTCTAGCACAAGAGATGGAAACCCTGCCGGAGGCGGCCTACTATAGTGCCACTCCGTTTGCTGGGGGGTACTCTCCGGTTGCACAACGGTATTGGTCCGGGCAGTTTGGCAATTTGCAGAACCAGTACATGGGGGAGTGGGGGCGTCAGTACAGGGCAGGCGAAGACCCGCTGAAGCAGGGGTATACCTTCACGGAGTTCTTGTCGGATTACCCGTGGACCGAGCGATACACCGCTCTTGGCCCGCGACTTAGGCCCGGTGCGGGGACATCGAGGTTCGCCCCAGCTACCAGGCGTATATATTAATGGCTCCCGACCGCAGTGGTCCCCCAGGCTTCATCGACCATAACCGAGACTTCGGTGATATTAGAGGGCTGAGGCAGGCGCAGATGCTCAGACCGGGATGGCGGCCGTCAGCAGGCCAGGTGCCCCCTGAGTCGGAGCTTGCCAAATCGCCGTCTGGGAGGCGTGAGCGGGCCGAGCAGCGACGACTGTCTGCGGTGTGGAGAGCTATTCTTATACGCCATCCTGAGCTTCGTAAATTTGGTGCAGAGCCTTGGGACAAAGTGACTGGCGAGCTTACCAGGGAGGCCTATGACGCTTATCAAGAGGTCAAGGGGCGTAGGCCAAAGCTGCCAGCCGACATAACGAGTGACCAAGAACTGAGGCCGACGACGACTGGTGGGCCGCTAGAGGGCGGGGTGGATTGGAATGTTCTAACGCGTCTAGAATCGGAGCGCGGAGCGGGTTCTGAAGAGGCTCGCGCAAACTTGCTTACCTTTGAGCGTTACAGGCTAGGCCTGCCCCCTTCTCCCGAGGCTCACCAAGGGATGAGCCTCGCGGAGCAAAACGACCTCACGGAGAAGTGGATACGTGAGGAGGGGGGTCGCAGGGCTGCCTCGCCCCAAGTGAGCCAAACGCCCTTCGCGGCTTATAAGCGGGCTGCTGGCGAATTTCGCCGAGATGTTATGGATCCGAGCTGGGCACTGGTGGTCGAGGCCGGGCAGAAGATGTTCAGGCCGCCATGGATGGGCGAGACGGAGTTTCAGCGCAATCTCCGGGCGCGCCGGGAAGCTGGCGAGGGATGGCTTGGAGCTCGCACTGAAGCCTACCGGGAGACGGACCTACCCTGGGGTGTAAAGTTCGGCGTGGAAGCAGCGGCCGACCCGCTTAACTTGATTGGTCTTGGCCTTATTGGCAAAGCTGCCCGAGTAGGACAGGCAGGATACCAGGCTGGAAGGGCGGGATACCAGGCTGTGGCGCGTCCTCTGGCCGAGAGGGTTGGGCGGATTGGGGGCGCTGGAATACGGGAAGTTGCGCTACCCACCCGAGCCCCCGCCCCCCCAGGGGCTGGCATTGCACGGCCCACAGCAGCCCCCACCCCCACCGCCGCACGGGGTGGTGGATTAGGAAATGTATTGGAAAAGCTAAAGGCCACGTCAGGATATGGAGGACGGGCTTCGCTCAGCAATGAGGAAATTATAGACCTTGTAGGCAATATACAAAAAACAAATACTTCAGGCAAGTTGAGTATTAAACGAGTTGAGACAGGGCCATCTACTGAAGTATATCTAGGAGAG